GTGAGCACTTCCAGTTGTGCCAGCGACAGCCGTTCCATAAGCCCCTCTAGTAATAGTTGTTAAATCATTTGATGAAATAGCACTGTATTTAATTAATTCACTATCAACTAAAATAGTTCCATTTGTTGAAGTAAATCCAGTAGTTGAATCCAAAGTAATACTTGTTCCTGATCCACCTGTACCAGCTGTATCTGCAAGTAAAGCCCCGTCTAAATTACTAGTTTGAACTCCTGTAATTGTTCCACCATAATTTCCTACACCAAATCCATAGCCATAAGTTTGAGCTGCTGGACCAACGGTTGCATAAGGTTGAACCTTCATACTTCCACCAGTTGAAACTGCAGCTGACGCTTGGTTTAAAGAGTTAATAGTAAAAGTTACAGAAGTTGGAACAGTTAAGACTTGAAATTTTTTATCTTCAAAATCAGTTGCATTTAAACCCGTACCACCAGGTAGAGTAACACTATCTAAAACAATAATATCTCCTACTTCTAGATTATGATCGGATGTGGTAGTGATTGTACATGTTTTAACTGTGGTGCTATTTGTTGCTAATGTTGAACTCGTAAATTCGACTTGAGCACCAGCATTATCAGAACGCCAGGGAGTTATATCGTAAAGAGTTCCTTCAAAATATATAAGTAAAAATTTATCAGTGCCAATGGCTACATATTTATTGCCATCAGTATCTACGAATGCGTGTTGCTTTCTAGCGACACCTACAATAGTGTCAGTTAATAAAGAAGCCCATCCTCCTACTTTTTCTGGAAGATTATATCTCCATCTAACATTGTCTGAATCTATCCAACGATCGGTTGCTCCGA